GGACACCGTAACCGCCGCGTCCGATCTCGCGAACTCGTACCCGACTGGGTTGACCGTGACCGCTACGGATGCTGGGGCAAGCGCATCGATTTCGATCAGCGCACACACGCGTGTCTATGGCGGCGGGACAAGCGTTCCGGTTAATGCTGGCAGCGTTACGGCACTCGCTTACGACACGTACTATTATATCTACTACGATGACCCAGCGAGGGCAGGCGGGGCCGTCACCTACGCCGCCACTATAGATGAAGCTACCGCAGCTCAGACCGGGGACCGGCACGTTGTAGGGGCGACGATGACGCCTACTGCGGGCCAGCCTGATAATTCCGGAACCCCGGTTCGTCCGCCTGGATCGGGCACCATCCAGCGCGAAGTAGAGCTATGATCAAGCGGGAGACTGGGCCGGATTTGATCAATCTGGTCTCGAATATGCCGGGTGTGCGCGAGTTCATCTGCTACAAATCTGACGCGATGAATTGGGCACCGGCTTTCGAGGAGGGGGACGACATCATCATTCTGTCGGATGGCGACGGAGCGTGCGGCGTTTTTGCGAGGACCGCACCTCGAACCTATCAGGTTCACACGATCTTCGGTCCCAATGTCAGGGGACGGCAAGCGATCGAAACGGCCTCCGGGATGCTCGATTTCATGCGTCCGTTTGCCAGCGTCATTTGGGGCGCGACGCCCGTCGAGAATTGCAAGGCGCGTTGGTTCAACCGACAATTAGGGGCCATGCCCAAACGCCGGGAAATTTATGAGGCCGAAGGCGAGGTGGAGATTTTTGAACTGAGGCTTATCTGATGGCTTTACCGATTGGCGCCGCGATTGCTGGAGTAGGCTCGGTCATCGGCGGTATCACCGGTGGCAAGGGGCAGAAGAAGGCCGCCCAGATCCAGCAGCAGTCCGGTCGCGAACAGATAGCGGCGATCGAGCGCAACCGCGATATGTTCCTGGGCCTTAACAGGGGCACCATCGATCGCGGGAACAAGGCGGGGGAACTATTCGGCGGCTTCGTCGGCACCGGCGGAGCAGATGCGGCGCGGTCCGCGCTTGACACCTACCGGGGATCGACCGGCTATCAGGATCTTCTCGACACAGGTCTCGGCGCGGTAAATGCGAATGCCTATGCGCGCGGCATGGGCGACAGCGGTGCTACACTAAAGGCCCTCCAGCGTACGGGTTCAGCGATAGCAGACCAAAGTGCAGGAGACTGGCTCTCGCGCTTGGGCGTCCTCATGAACACCGGGCAACAGGCGATCGGGACGGCTGCTGGTGTCTCCACCAATGCCGTGAACAGCATCAACGCTGCCAATCAGAATTCCGCGGACGCTGGTAGCAATGCCGCACTCGCTGGCTCTGCGACGTGGCAGCAGGCACTCAAGAACATCACCAACATCGGGATGAATCTCGGAAGCAGTTACGGAGCCTATGATCCAACCCGCGGTGTGTACGGCGGTACTTTCGGAGGCATCTACTGATGGCGGTAGATTGGCGCCTCGCAAATCCCGGTGGCGGGTTCGACTATCTCGAAAGCCTGATGTCGCTCGGAAACGTCGAGGCGCAGCGCCAGCAGAACGCTGCGCGAGCCTATCAGATGCAAGAGGCCCAGAGGGTCCAGCAGCAGCGGCCCACGATCGCGCAGAGGGCGCAAGGGGGCGATCTGCGTGGCGCTCAACAGGATGCGTTGGCAGGGGGCGATTTCGATTATGCCGAAGCCTTGGGGAAGTTGGACGAGTCCCAGCTGAAACGGGCAGGGGAGGAGGCTGGGATCATGGCGTCGGTGGCATCGAACCTGCGCAGGGTGCCGCAGACTGAGCGCGGGGCGCTACTGCAATCCTATCTTCCGGCCCTAAAGGCAACCGGGCATTTTTCGGACGAAGAGCTTAGCGCTGCTGCGGCGGACTTGTCTGATGGTCGCCTAGACGGCTTCATTGCCACTGGCACCTCTCTCAAGGATCGCATTGACCAGCAACTGCGAGAGCGGACGATTACCGAGACTGAGCGCCACAATCGCATTAACGAGACGCGCCCGATTTGGGATCCGTCATCGGGCACACTGATCTACCCGAGTGGGAGCGCACCCGGCGCTGTTACGCTGCCCACCCCCGTTGGCGACAGCGCATCGCCGTCGCTTCAACGCATGGTCGATATCACGCTCCAGAGCGAGAGCGGGAACCGGGACTATGCCCCGAACGGACAGCCGCTTACGTCGTCTGCTGGGGCTGTTGGGCGCATGCAGGTCATGCCCGGCACCAACACGGACCCCGGCTTCGGCGTTCGGCCGGCGCAGGACGCGTCGATGGAAGAGCGCGCACGGGTTGGCCGGGACTATCTGGGCGCCATGCTCCAGAGATACGGAAATCCTTCGCAGGCTTGGGCCGCATATAATGCGGGTCCCGGTCGTGTGGATCAGGCTATCCGACAGGGCGGCGAGAATTGGCTGTCGCTGCTTCCCGCAGAAACGCAGGCCTATGTGCAGAAGAATGTTGCGCAGCTCGGTGGCGGGCAATCTCCGCAGGCTCCGGGCACGTTTCAGGTCCGTCCGCCGCGCAGGGAGGCGCCGCCGAGCGGATATCGTTGGAAAGCGGACGGCACACAGGAGCCGATCCCTGGCGGTCCGGCAGACCCCAAGGTGGCGGGTGGCCGCAATCCGAGTGCCAACCGCCGAGCAGAGTCCGATTTCCGCAAGGAGTTCAATGCGCTGCCTGAGGTGAAATCATTCAACAAGGCGCGGCCCCAGTTTCAGAATTTGCGCAATCTCGCCACCAAGGCGAACCCGAGCGCAGCGGACGATATCGCGTTGATCTTCGCCTATATGAAGACGCTCGATCCGGATTCCGTGGTGCGGGAGGGCGAGTTCGCGACTGCGCAGAATGCGGGCAGCGTGCCAGAACGCGTTTGGAACATTTATAACAGGGCAATCGAGGGAACACGGCTTAATCCAAGCCAACGGGTGGACATGGCAAAGGCCGCTCTCTCGCAGTACAGCGCGCTCCGAGATGCCTATAACCAGCAGGCGGACCTCTATCGGGGCTATGCCGAGGACAACGGGGTGAGCCCCGATCGCGTGGCCCGCAAGTACGTCATCGCTCCGCGGGCCAAGAAGAATGACCGCCGCACGCAATTCCGGATCGTCCGATGAAACAGTATCAGGTCAAGATCGGTGATGGGCGAACCCTCACGGTTGAGGGTCCCGAAGATGCGACCGATGACGAGCTGAACGCCGTCGTCATGGAGGAGCTTGGGCGAAGGTATCCGCGCGAGCAGTTCCAACATGTCATCGATCGAGGTCAACCATCTGCGCCCCCGCGCCGCGGTGAAATGACGCTTGCTGATCTGGTGGCAGGAAACGAGCCTCAGGACGACTCGGCTCTGGGCGGGTTCCTCGCAGGAGCGATAAAGCCGGTCGATAATCTGGCTGAGTGGCTGGACGCTACTCCGGTGGGCGCAGCGGTCGATGATCTCGGGCAGGTGCTCGGATTTCCATCGGTCGAAAGCGCAGTTGCCGAGAATGAGGCGTGGCGCGCAAACAACACCCGCACTGGCTTCCAGCTTGCGGGAAACATCGCCGGTACGCTTCCGCTGATCCGCCTGCCGGGAGGAGCACTTGCTCAGGGAGCCGCAGGGGGCGCCCTTCTGAGTGACGCAGATTCAGTCGGAGGGGTCGCCGCAGATGCTGCAATTGGCGGCATCGGGGGGAAGGTCGCGGATACCGCCCTTCGCGGCGCTGCGCGCCTTGTTGCGCCGCAGGTTTCTCAGGGGCTTCGTACGTTGATCGACGCAGGCGTCCGGGTAACTCCGGGGCAAGTCGGGCGCGCTATGGGCGGCCGCCTTGGCCGGGCAATCGGGCGCGCAGAAGATCGGGCAACATCGGCGCCGTTCCTCGGTGACACAGTTACCGAGGCGCGCAATGAATCGCTTGGCGACTTCGCCCGCGCCGCGGTGAACCGCGCGTTGCAGCCTATCGGGGCTAGTCTGCCAGCAGATGTTCCGGTTGGTCGTCAGGCGGTGAAGTGGGCAGGCGATAAGCTCAATCAGGGCTACAAGGAGATCGAGGGCCAGATCCGCGTTCAGGGCGATGAAGCGTTCCTTGACGACCTTGCCGAAATCCAACTTGCGATGCCGGACATGCTGCCGGAACGGGCGAGCCAGTTTGAGAACATCCTGAAGGGGCTTGGGCGATTCTGGGAAGATGGCGTGACGCTATCGGGGAAGGCCTATAAGGACATTGAAACCCGACTCACGACCAGCATCAATCGCTATGCGAGAAGCCTAGATGCGGACCAGCAGCAGCTGGGATCAATGCTCGAAAGTGTCCGGGACGCGCTTCAGGATTTGGCGGTGCGCCAGAACCCGGCAATTGGCGAGCGCCTGTCGCAACTCAATCAGGGCTGGAAATCGCTCACTCAGGTTGAACGGGCCAGCGGCAACAGCAAGGCTGCAATTTCGCCGTCCGGGTACAGCCAGGCGGTGAGGCAGTCGAGCGATACGGTACGCAGACGCGGCTATTCGCGCGGCGAAGCGCTCAATCAGGATCTGTCCGACGCGGCTTCGGACATTCTTCCGAGCGAGATCGCAGATAGTGGAACCGCGGGGCGCCTCAATCAACAGTCACTCTGGGCCACAACGCTTGGTGCGGCGCAGTCACCACTCTATCTCGGCGCCCGACGCGTAGCGCCGTTGCTGACGCGCGACAGTTTTCTATCGCCGGAGATCGCCGCGCTTCTTCGTCAGGCGTCGCCGTATGCTGCTGTATCCGCGCCCACTGGCGTACATGCCCTTCTGCCATCGCAACCGTAGCCACGAATATACAGGTAGCCGATAGCGCTGTGTGGCCGCCCAAGAGGCAGCAATGGCCGCATTAATGGCGGGAACCAGCCATGATTCAGTCGTCACGCCGGATGCTATAGCACGAGCACGCATCCCCTAAAATACCTGTCAGTCTATGCCTGAACAGGAACCGCTATGGGCGTCGTGCAGATCAAATTCCCGGGCAATCTCGCTCAGGTTGTAAGCGCGGATGATCTCCGCAACATCCCGTCAACCTTGATGGTTGATGGTGAGCTATACGTTGTCCAGGATCTCAACGGCCTTTTCGCCTATGATCCCGGAGAGGTCGCGCTTGATGACGGCGTGAATATCATCAAGCCGAATGACAAGACCTCACTGCAAGCCGGCAGGTGGGTCCGTGATAACGACGGTTTCGCGCCCGGCCCTCCCGGACCGGCGGAAAACACCTATACCACGCTCTCAGCGTTCAAAGCCCAGCCAATCACGAATAAGGCATCGCGCCTCGTAGGCGCATCCGGCATTACCGATGGCGACTTCTTCTGGACCATCGGCGACTTCACCGGTCGCGCTGATGACGAGAACATCATCAAGGCCGACAGCACCCCGCTCAGCACGGGTGCGTGGGTGCGTCAGCAGGCGGACTCGGTTTCGTACAGCCAGTTCGACGCGGCGCCGTTTCTGATGACCCTCGCCAACAAGGTCCGGGAAACCCCCTCGATTACCGCTCTAGGAGCAGTCGGGGACAATAGTGGTAACCAGCTGACCAAGATCCAGGACACGATCAACGCCGCGATCGACGCAGGGGTTCCGTCGCTTCTGGTTCCTGAAGGCACGTTCCGTATTCTCGATCCGATTCAGCTGGAAGCGTCGAACATCGAGCTTGTCGGGATGGGCCGTGGTTCGGCAATCCATCTCGTCAATGAAGATCGCGCCGGGGCATTCATGGCAGCGGGCACTGAGCTGAGCCCGTTGATGAACCTGCGGCTCCGCAACTTCGCGATCTTCGGGGATGCGACCTTCACCGGAGGAACTCCCAGCACGATCAATGGCGGTGGCGTGGATTTCCGCTTTGTCGACGACTGCGATCTCGATGGCCTGTGGATTTCCGGCTTCTCTGACGGCGGCATTGCCATTCAGAACGGGAACTATAACGAAATCCGCGGATGCAGGGTTCGCTTTACCGCTCAGGGCATCGCCTTCAACGCCAATGCGATCGACTGCTACGGCAACATCGCGATCGGCAACCGGATCAGCGACACGGGATCGTATAACGGCCTTCATCTGGAAGGGTCGTTCGGCACGGGTCTTGGGGATGGAATGCTGATCGGCACTGTGCTTGCCGACAACATCATCCGCAATAGCCAGGAAGCCGGGATCAACATCGAACTGGCGCCGAACACCCGGTCTTCTGGCAATGTCGTGGCGGCTTCGGGTCTGGCCGATTCCACGATCAACATGGGCGTGAAGCTGTTCGGAAGCCCGAGAAGCTCAGTCAGCGACACGGTCACCGGGGGTCTGGGCTACGGCATTGTCGTCGGGGCCAACAGCGGCAACAGCGCGATCACGGGCTGCGTGACCGAAGGCAATGCCGATGGGTCGTGCTTCGTCACGGACGCTGCATATCCCGGGGGCGCTCCGGTCGCGGCTACGAACGATGTTGTCGTAGAGGGCAATCGGTTTGTCGAAGGGCCGGTGGGTGCATCGGGCAACGCGACGATCTCTCCGCCGATGCTTCGTTCGGTCGATGGCGAAGCGCAGATCATGCGTCCGCTCTCCGGGGCCAATAGCCGAACCACATGGATGAACTCCGGGGGCACCCGCATCTGGCGGGCTGGCCTGTTCGACCGCGGCGCAGGACCGGACTGGAGCGTCTATCGCGACGGCCTCGATATCTTCGCGATCGAAGCTTTTTCCAACGGCTTTGTGCGCGTGAACATGGTGGAGGCTGCTGACGATACCGCGGCGGCCGGTCTCGGTGTGTCGGTGGGGGCCTTCTACTACACCGCAGCCGGGGTCGTTCACAGGAGGCTGACCTGATGTTCGCGATCGAGAGCAAGGCGCTCAACTCGTTCAATGACGAGGACCGGGGAAAGGTTGAGCGGTGGGTGCGTCACGGGGGAGAGTATCCCAGCGCACCGGCAGCGCAGGCCAAGGCCGACAGCCTCAGTGCCAGATACGCCCATCGATACACCTATCGAGTGGTCGAAGCTTAACCGAGGAGAAGGAAGATGATCGAGTATCTCAAGCCGGTGACGATGGATGGACAGAACGGGCCGCCGCCGTCCCCCAGCCCAACTCCCCCGCCGCCTGATCCGCCGCCGCAGTTTCCGACAGACTGAGGACTGAGCGATGACGGCCGAATATATCTACTACGCCTTGGTGTTCGGACTCGCGGGCACGGCAGCGCCGTTCAACCGGGTTGCGCTGGTCGTGTTCGCGGTTTGGGTGTTTGGCCAGCTGGCGTGGTTGATCGGGCTGCCGATGACCGGAACCTATCTGGTCATGCACGTTGCTGCTTTTGCGGTGGCATGTGTGGTCTCCCGCAACCCGATCTGTGCCCTTGTCGCGGCGCTGTTCGTGCCCGTCATCGCGGTCGATATCGCTGAGATATCGCGGATGATGTCTCCGTATAATGCATGGTGGGAGCGCGTCTATCTCGGGACGGCTCAACTCTTTCTTCTTTGGCCGGCGGTCAAGTTCGACGCGCTGCTGCGTGCGTACAATCAGGCCCATGGCCAAGGATCAACGCACGTCGAGCGGGTGGCTGCGTGAATGGAGGGGGAGGCCGCATTGGACCTTGACTACACCGGCCCACAAGGCGGGTTGCTGGCGCTAGCATTTGCCGCGGGATGCGTGGCCTGCTTCGCCTTTTGCACGCTAATCGGGAAGTTCCTGTGGGGCGTTCTGGCGAAGGCCAAGGATGACGAGATCGCTCGTCTGAAGGAGTCCGCGGAGGAAGACCGCCAGCATTGCCGGGAAATGGAGGAGCGCTTGGTCGCCCGCATCCAAAACCTTGAAGGCGCGCTTGTCATGGGAGTGCCAGGACATTTGCGCGCACAGGTTCAGGCAGCGCTCTCCGAGCAACGGTACGACATCGACGCTATCAAGAGGGGGGAGCAATGACCTTCGACAAGGGAGCCTTCTACGAGACCGTTAGGAAGCGCCTCGGTCGCCTTTCCACGATGCAGGTGGAGGGCATCGAGGCGATCTTGGCCGCGATGGAGGGGGCTCCACTTGCCTACACGTCGTACGCTCTGGCCACAGCTTGGAAGGAAACGAACAAGACGATGCAGCCGGTGCACGAAGCATACTGGCTGAGCGAGAACTGGCGCCGCAACAACCTGCGTTACTATCCGCACTATGGTCGCGGGTTGGTCCAGATCACATGGCCTGAAAATTACGAGAAGGCCGACAAGGAGTTGGCTGACGCCGGTCTAATCAAGCGTGGCGAGCTTCTGGCCAACCTAGATCTTGCTATGCGTCCCGACATTGCCGCGTTCATCATGCGTAAGGGGATGGAAGAAGGCTGGTTCAGCGGCGACAAAAAGGGGCGTCACACCTTCGCCCGTCATCTGCCTGCCAAGGGCGTCGCGACCAAGGCGCAGTACATCCAGGCACGGCGCATCATCAATCTGCTCGACGACGCGGAAGAGATCGAGGGATTCGCTCAGGTGTTTGAGCGTGGTTTGCGCGATGGAGGCTGGGAATGACCATCCACCTGTCCCGCGTCCAGTTGATCGCCTTTATGGCGCTGATCGTTTCGATTGTGGTGGTGACGCTTGCCCCTGTCATCGTCACAGGCATCATGGGCAAGACCGTACCTGACAGCCTGATCGCCGTTTCAGACAAGACCGTCACTGGACTGGTGGGGGTTCTCGGTACGCTGGTCGGTGTCATGTGGCAGCGCCAACGCGAGGAGGCCAAGCTATGATCCCATCACTCGCCCTAGAGGCAGCAGGGTCGTTCATCTGGCGTCACTGGAAGCTGATCCTGGGCGCTGTGGCGGTTCTGGGCCTGTCCTTCGCCCTGATGCTCACACGGGCCTCTCTGGCGGACGCTAGGGCCGATCTGGCCAAGGAGAAGGCCGCCCACGCCGAGACCATCGCCAACTACCGTCTCGCACAGGAAGTCGCGACCGTGAAAGCCGATCGCCAGCGCCGCGATATCGAGGAAAAATACCGGAGAAACGCAGATGAAGCCGAAGACCTCCACGCTGCGCAGCTGGCCAGCGCGAATGATGCTGCTGAGCGGTACATTGCTGCTAATCGGGTGCGGACCCAAGGCGCTCAGTGTGCGTCCAGCGGAGCCGCTCCCGCCGCCAACGATCAGCGTGCCGGCGTTCCTGAGGGAGTGCCCGCCGCGCCCGAGTTGGTCACAGTCACCCCCGACGACGTGCGCTCCTGTGGCGCCGCGGTAGCCTATGCCGATCGAGCGCACAGTTGGGCGATGACGCTCAATCAGGCGCGCTAGGCTCATCCGGCCGCTCAACGTCCGCGCCTTTCGCTTTCGAATGACCGTCGCCTAAGACGGGTCACGGGTATCTCCAGGCGGTAGGCTGATCGCTCGTGTAGCAGTCGGCGTTCGACGCCCAGCACGACCCCTCGGACCAGCATTTCGGGTAATCATCGTTGACCGCTTGCCACTGGTCGCAGGGGACCTCGTCCTCGGTCATCGAACCGCAGGCGTTGAGCCGCAGCTCGGCCCGCTTGCCGTTGGCGTAGTCGGCGACCAGCGCTTTTAGTTCGCCGCTGTCATCGTCGAAGAACGCCACGGCATCGACAGGATCGCCCCAGGTTTCGGGGATCGAGTAGCGGCGCATGACGTCCGCGGCTTGTCCGTCTCCGCCAATGCTGATGCTGGTGGCCTCGAACCGCTTGGGAAGCGCGACGGGGCGATAGCCGCTCTGATAGAGGCCCTTGCGCTCACCCGACATTGGGCGTCTCCTTGAGGGCGGCGCGGGCGACATACGGGGCGAGCGCATCGCGAACCGCATACATGCCCTTGATGTCCTGCACGTTAGGGCGAAAGCCGGATTTGCGCATCTCGCTGGCGGTGGACTTACTCCACCACGCGCCGACGATCATCGCGAGCATCTCAAGCAACTCGGCATCAGTCGGCGGCCACGGCTTTGCAGCCAACGCCTCCCGCAGCCTATCCCTCTCTGCCTCTATGTCGGACGAGGGGGATTGTGTTGGCACATGCTGCGGTAGCGGCGAGTGCTTCGGCTTTGCAGCCTGCTTTGCGCGGATGGCATCGACCTTGCCCCAGATGCGGTCCAGCTCGACCCATCCCGCAGCGTGCATATCAGCGTCGTTCGCAAGGCACAGCGCGGCCAGCGTTACCATGACACCGCCGACTTCCTGATGGAGATCGCCCACCGGTCGGCCGTAGACATAATCTACGAGCTGGTGCGCCTCGTGCGCGGTGCAGCCGCAGGACTGAACCAGTTCAAGCGCCTCTTCAAGAAACCGGTGGTTGCGCTCCTCTCGGTCGCCCGCGATCATTTCGCCGAAGCAGGCAAGCAGCCAAGGCCGAACCTGCTCTTGAAAGGGCGTCACCGTTACCTGTTCATTGCTCATTGGGTTTGTCATGGTTTCGTCTCCATGCAGACGACGCATTCCGTTCGGATGCGCCAGTATTCGCGGCGGCCGCCCTGCGGTGGGTTGCGGTAGAAAATGAGCCAGTCGCCTTCAGTGGCGAAAGCCTCTGCGGTGACTTCGCGCATGTCTTGGCCGTGCGTGACTTCGATGCGGTACGTGGGCATCGCTCACCCCTCCCCAGAAGAGGAAAGGGATGCGCGGATTGCGGCAGCGACTGCGCGGTTGGTGTCCGCGTCGAGCTTGAAGAACCCGAGCGCGCCCTTGCAGGGGATCAGAGGTAGCGGGAACTTGTCGCCGATCACGAAGCCGTAGCGGCCAAAGAACCAGGGGCTGTCCATCTGCTGCACGCAATCGGTGATGCGGATCATCCCGACGACGCCACCACGCGGCATGGCGGCCTCCTTGGGATCGTCCATGTCCAGTTCGGACTTCGACACGCCAGCATGGGCAATGACCCAGCCACGGCCCTTGGTCGGCCAATCCCGGTTCTCCACGTCCTTGCCGTCGTGGAAGATGTGGTGCGGGTACGGCTGCTTGATCGAGAGCGCCTTGACCTCGCCGCGCTCAACACGATCCGCCAGTGCCAGTATATCTGTCTTATCCATTGTCTTCACCGGGGGTTGGAGATGGGGGAGGGGCTTTGGCGTCTGCCTGCGGCACCGCGCTTTCGTGCTGCGCACCGGACCCTTCGGTTCCGGCCCTGCGGGCTTCAATCGCTGACGCGAAGAGGCTGTGATAATGGGTCTGTCGGCTACTGCTGCGGATCAGATCGACCGCGTGGTCAAACGAAAGCGGCTTTGGGGTATCCAACTCGCCCCAGCCAAGCGCTTCGATTTGCTCGAAGTTGCCGCGAGATTTGTACCAAGTTGCCCAGATCGCCGAAGGCTCGGCATCTTCGCCCCAAAGCTCCCACAAACGGGTGAGGCTCGCATGAGTATCTTGACCCAAGTAGAAGCGGTTGCAGACGCGGGATCCGTCGCGGATCAGCTCGCATAGGGCGTCCTCCACTGGACAACCCCAGCCGCCGCCCGCCACAAAGCGCCCCTCATTCGGGAAGGCGCATCGCCGCTCGCGTGGGCTATAATACTCTTCCAGCAACCCCGCCGCCTGACAGTATCGGCAGTTCAGCGCGCTATGGACGGATGCCCGCAGGGCGGAGACGCTATGCGGCTCCGTCGTCGAAGGCGATAGCACCCCGTCGGCATCAGCCGACGCGCCCTGTTCTTGCTCGTCCATTCTATTCCCCCTCCTTGCTAGAGAGAAGGTGCTGAGCCTGCTTTCCAAGCTCGGTGGCGTTGACGAGCCAGCGTTCGGCTTCATCGTCACCGCTGATCGTGCAGTTCGCCAAACCGAGGTCTAGAAGCGACGTGAATTCGCGAGCGGGGTTGTTGCCACCGATCCTGGGGAGCGACGCAAGCGCTTGCTTCTCGCGCTCGCTCAAGCCCCGCACGATCTCTTCTACGTCACCCATGGTTTGAGTCCTTTGCGAGCTTCTTGATCGTCTGCGCGCGGCGGGCGAACGCTGGCGACACGATCTCACCATTGCTGGCGTGCCAGGTGAGGCTGTGGCGCTGGAAGAAATCCGCGGGCATCTCCATGATGCCGCCATTCATGAACGGCTCCAGATCGCGCGGGTTCTCGGCAAGGTAGCCGATGATGCTGCCCGCTGTTTCCATAGCGCCGACGCCAGCCATCTGACCGAATGCGGCGGCTTCACGGGCGATGCGCTCAATCACCTCTTGCGCGTCGTACTGACCACGCCCCCGCACGATGCGTTCAACATCATCTTGCATCAGGCCGCATCCTCGATCTTGAGTGCTTCCAAGGCGCCCCACCCCGCGCGATTGAGCGGATGCCACCAGTGATCCGGCGACCAGCAAAGGCCGGCGGCATGAAGCACACGCGCATCCTCGACATTTCGCGGGATGACGTTGCCCAAGCTCGTCATGCGGCATCTGCGCAGGGCGCCCGCTACTATCGTGTCAGCCATCAGGGATTTCCTTGGTGGGGGAGGGGGTTCATGCTGCGGTGCTGCGCGCAGAAATGTCCATCATCAGGCCTCCGTTCGCGGATGCACCTGCGACCAGAGCGTGTCGTCGCTTCGCAGCGGCCATGGTAGAAGCCATAGAACCCGCTCATGCTGCAGCTCGCTGGACGTTGGCTGTGCGCGCCATGCTCAGCAGCAGGTCGCGGAACGGCTCCGGGGTACGGTTGCGGATGCGAACCTTGTCCTTGCCTCCGACCATCGCCAGCATGCCGATGCGGCGGGCCTTAGCGTATCCGTGCTTCTCAAGCGCCACCGGGTGCAGGCGCTGCTCGCCCTTCCCCCAGATCAGCTCGGGCAGGTCAGCCGGATCGACCCCGCAGACGTAAAGCCAGGTCAGCTTGTTGGCGAAGTGACCGTAGTGCCCCTGGTCAACGCAGCAGGTCCATCCGCCGACCATATCGGCCGGCACCCAGCCACCGGATCGCGGCGGCGCGTTGAGATTGAACAGTGCCCATGCCTTGCTGTCGCATGGATGTTCGATGACCCCGCCGTTCGCCCGTACCAGCCCCAGGGCGTGCTCGAAACACCCGCCATCATCGCCGAGCTTGTACTGGTGCGGCTTGCGTGTGCTGCCGTGCCAGAAGCGGCCGAAGCGCTTGCAGCTCGGATGGGCCACAACCGGAAGGCGACCGCGATACAGGCGCCCGTCGAGATGGACCGTCGTGGAGCCATCGGCATGATCCTCGCCATGGCCAACGACAACGACGCCAGGCAGATCGAAATAGCACCCGCCAGTTTCAACAAAGAGCGCGGCGACGGTATCCGCCATCACCGATCCCCCTCTGCTTCAGGGGTGGTCTTCATGAAGACGATCCAATGCGATTTGGCCGTCTTGCCGCAGCGGTTTCCGAACAGCGGCCGAGCGTCGGTGAGCGCGAGAACCTGTGACACCGGGATTTCATGCTCGTTCCATTTGAACACCAGCACGCCCTTCCGGGCGTAGGACGCGGAAGCACTCGGCAAACCCGCGCCGCAGGTCGTCGCGCCAGTCCGCGCCGAGCTTGCCGTACTTCTTCGCCAGCCAACCGCTCTTGCCGTTTCGGACGAGATGCGGCGGATCGAACGCGACCAGCGCGAAGGTGTCATCTGCGAACGGAAGCGCGGTGAAGTCGGCAACGATGTCGGGATCGATCACCAGCGACCGGCTTCCGCCCTTGCTGCTCGCATCGGTCAGCTCGTGCCGTTCGGCGCGGTTGTCCACGAACACGGCGTCAGGGTGCCCACGGTCGAACCAAAACATGCGCGAGCCGCAGCAGGCGTCCAGCACACCCGCCATCACCGCTCTCCCGCTTCAGGGGTGGGGAGAGGGGCGGAGTTTAGGCGCCCGATCTCGGCTTCGATCTCCGGGCAGCGCTCGAACCATTCGCCGTGGAGACGATGCGCGGCGAATTGCCGGTGATATTCCCGCTCAACTTCGTGACAACCATCGGCAATAGCCAGCAAGCGGATCGGTATGGGGCTGCCGCACTGAAGTGTTTTCAGACGGGCGGCAGGATCGTGCGCGGCTCCTATTTTGATCGCCCCGATATCGCCGCCAATAAAATAGACTTTCGACGGCTCACGGTATTCGGGATTGCGATAAGCACTGGAAATGGGGTTCGCGAGCGCGTGGCGATCCAGGAATGTCTTTGCGCTGGAAAGGTCGCGGCATCGCGTCGAGCGATAGCGGACGAGCCGGCCCTCGGGCTGATACCACGCCACGACCCAAACGTCTGACGCCCCATCCCTGCGCTTAGTCAGCCAGTAAGCACCATTGCGATAGACGGCAGCACCACCTCGCCGGGTGGACAGCCGATGGACAGCGGATGCTGCTTCGTTCTTCATTTTGCCTCGCCGTGTTCGCGTTCAAAGTCACGCAAAACGACGGCTTTTCCGCGTTTCCCCGCATTCGTAATGCGGGGGTCACAGGTTCGAGTCCTGTAAGCGGCACCATCGTTTCGCCCTTGAATCTGCGCTTTTCCCGATTCTCGGTCAACCAAAATCGTGGCCGCATTCCCTGTTTTGGACAGCCGATGGACAGCGGAATACTGGTAGGCAGCGGCCATCACGCGCCGGAAAACCTTGGACAGCGCAGCCTTGGCTTCTGCCATGTGATTCGGATCGTACTTGGCGTAGCGCGCTGTGACCGATTTCACGGCCTCATGGCCCAACAGGCTCTCGATCTGGATCGCCGGGACCGTTCCCATTTTCCGCAGTTCGGTCGCCACAGTGTACCGAATCGTCTTCGGAACTGCTTCGGGAGGGAGGTCGAGCACGCGCCGTACCGTCCGCCAAGCTCGCTTGCGCGACTTTACCGGCTCTGACTTGTCCAACGCCCACTGACGCAGGAACGGGCGCACCTCGTCGATCGCGGGGACGATAGGATTGCGCTTTCTGGTCCTGGCCTTTCCCTGCGGGTGAAGGTCGATCAGGCCGTGCGCATCGTCATACTGTGTGCGCGCATCGAACGCCAACGCGGCCTCGGGGCGGCAAGCCGTCGCCAGTTGGAGGGCCAGCCACCGGAACATGCCAATGCCGTCCTTGTCAGTCGCGGACATCGCGGCAACGGCGATGATCGCGCCGAGCTGATCGACGGTGTAGAGATATTCCCGCGCCGTCGAGCGGTGCCGCTTGTCCACCTTGGCGAGCTTATTCGCCATCGGGATGCGGCCAAAGTCGATCTGGCGGTTGATCGCCGCGCCAATGCGGGCAAGGTCGGAATGAACGGTCTCACCGCGGACACCATCGCTGCGGTGCCGATAGGTCTTTCCAGCCCAATCAACCTCGTAATTGTGCGGCTCCATGCGCCAGGTGATGAAGCGCGCAAACATCGATGTATCGGCGGCTGCGATCGTCACGCCTGCATTCCCATCCTCGATGAGGAAGCCAAAGAAATGGCGGATCGAGCAGGCGATGGAATCGGGGCGCTCAGCCTTGCGGCCATGCTCCTCCCAATAGGCCATGATCGCTGGCACGAGCCCCGCAACCTCGCTCGCCTGCGGCTGTTTGGATCTGATCCGATCAACGTGCGCGTGAAGCCATGCCTTGGCATCGTCTACGCCCTTGCACTTAGTGCTGAGATATACGACCTGGCGACTTCCCTTCCGGTAGGTAGCGGCCTGCCAGATGTTGGGAGACATGCCGTCCCTGCGCTTGTCGAGCCAGAAGTCTCCGACGACATAGGGGCTATCTTGACGGGACACCGGGCCTGTAACTCCTCGATTTTTCTCTGCGTGACGGTCTGGATTACACCAAGGCCGGCGAGCACCGCCATCTCTTCGGACGACACGTTGAACCCGGTGCCGTTGCGAAGCGCGCGCTCCATCTTTTTGGCGAGGCTCAACACGTCGCCCACGGTTACCGCCTCCCCGGTATAGAGTAGGGATAAAGGGGGGTCATGGCTCCACAAGCTCCCCGTTGCGGTCCTTGACCAACTTCTCGCCATCGGCATAGACGGCGTAGCGGTCGCCAGCGAAATACGCGCCGTACCATGCCATAACTTGCGGCATGCTCGCTGTATCGCACCGGACAGTGGCCACCTTAGGCCTCGCGTCGCTGTTGACGAACCGAAGCTCGATCATCCTAAGCCCCCACCGCCTTACGCATGGTATCCACAGAGGGATATGCGAGCAGGCCGTGACGTGCTGCGTAGCCCGGCCGTGCCGCTGCTATTCGCGCGCGGATCATCGCCAACTCGCGTTCGGCGCGTTCCTGTTGCTGGAATAGACGGGCCAGTTGGCTATCGGTCATCGAATTAGCGGGGCCGTTTATTGGACTGGCGCCCCGTCCCTGGGAGAAACTGTTACGCGAGCGGCTTGCCGCGGTTCTGGCGGAGGCCACCGGTCATCCGATCGACCTTGGCCTGCAAGGCGTCGCGCTCGGCAAGCACCTCTTTCAGCGCAGCGCCGTTCGTTTTGGCGGTGTTGCGCCACAGGTCGCGCGAGATACACGCCGCTTTCGCGAGCTTTGCGGTATTGTCGAACGTGGATTTCAGTACGATCATCATAGCCTCCTAGGCAGCGTGTTGATGGGGTTCGGACCAGCGAACATCGTGCCTGGCGCCGAATGCGTAGATCAACTCAATCAGGGCAGCGAACTGCTCCACCGTGAGCGTCGATGACTTGAGGCCGACCGGGAACATGCCTTGCCCCTCAAGTGCGGGCAGGTATCGCATCTCGGTCCCGAGCGCGTTCATGAAGCGGTGCTTGATGTCCTCTGTCGAGAACACGTCGAATCCTGGCACTTGCTGCTGGATATCCTTGAGCATCGGCCAGAGCTTGCGGTTCTGCGCGTCGCGGCGGGTCTCGGCCCCGAGCTTCATGACGTAGCCATGATCCGCGCCGTCGATCAGGCGCTTGGCGTAGGCACGCTGGGTTTCACCGATCAGGCGGACGGAGATAGGATTACTCATCGTTCTCAGCCTCCAGCCATTTGAAGCGGTGTGGCGAGCGCGCGGCGAACTCGGTGGCCAGCGCCTTCATGCTGATCCCGTACCGCGCCTCAAAAGGCGGTTCTCCGATGCGATGCTGCTCGGTGTGATGACCCCGACACAAGCTGATGACCCATTTGTCATGCGGTTTGTGCGCCATTCCCCCGCCAGTGCCGACGCGTACGTGGGAGGCCTCGATAGGCACGTCCTCACAGCCGGGGACGCAGCAGGCGTGCCCCCGCACCCAGGCCCGATGCCCCGGAAACCGGTTGGCCTCTTTAACCTTCGTGCTGTTGTGCTTGCGGCGCCGGGGAATCGTCATGCCCTGCTCTCCCGCCAGTAGCGCGTGCAGCGCTCTATCTCGCGCTGGCGATAATCGGGGTCGGTTGCATAGCGCTGGCGTCGATCCGCGTACTGGCGGACCCGCTTGCGGAACGTCGCCAGATCGCGGCGCTCCTCCTGCGTAAGTTCCCGATCGAGCGACAGCAGCTCGTTCAGCCTGTTCTCTGCGTAGCAGGGTGGGCGATTGGCGCGCAGCATCACGCGGCTTTCTGCTGAGGGTTGGCGAGCCATTCCTTGACGGCATCGATATTGCCGTAGGTCAGGTCCTTGAGGCTGGTCACGCCAAGGAAACCACATAGGTCGATCGCGCTAAGCTGGCGTTCGGTCAGCTTGTCGGTGATCCAGTCGCGGGTCTTGTCGTTGATCTTCGCGTCAGGTGGCGGGGCGTTCGCGGCGCGCTCGACCTCGGCGTACTCCGCCTTTGTCGCCGTGACGTACTTGTCGTCCTCAAACATTCCCATGTGGATGTCGCCGCCGACCCCGACGAACTTGAAGGCGTTATTGAGGGCGTCCGTGAATGCCTTCTTTGCGGCCTCGTCATCAACGAACAGTTTGCCGTCGTTGCGGCGGGTTACGGCTTTATCTCCGCCCACCCCCCACAGGACATTGTCCTTATTCCCATGCCAAGCCGAAACGGTGCAGTACACGAGAACTTCCCCGTCGCCGACATGCACGTACTCATGCTGCGGCTTTTCCATGCCCCAACCGACGCCACACGGGCCGAATTGTGCGGTAAGCTGGCGGATGATCCAGATCGGCTTGATCGCCGTGCCCTTGAAGCCTCCCGACCGGTTGAACGGCTTGGTGTGCCTCGGGTCCGTCTTCGACAGGGCGTTCCAAAGTTCGAGGTTGTCGCTCATGCTGCCCGCTTCCTTTCGTGGAACAGTACGCCGGGGACGGCACCGCGAGTGCCGCGCGCGTCCTCATCGGCGAGTTGCTGGAGCAAGGCCTCGAACCGGTCTGGCGAGCGCTTCAGGTAGAAGTTGATCGCGGCACGGCGGTCAGTGATCTCGGCTTCCCAATGGGTGCGCAGTCCGATTGAGCGCCCTCCCGTCGATATCAGCGGCTTGGCCTTGTCGGCACGTGCCGCCTCCTTTGTGAGCCTGTAAGCGGCCTTGATCGCTGCCTCAGCCTGTTCGGCGTCTTCAAGGCGTCCGGTGCCGTGCTGAGCCTGGGCAAGCTCCTGTGCGGCGATACGAGCGGCCTCAGCCTCTTGAGCGAGCCGCGCCGCTTCCGCCCGCTGCTCGGCATCGACCTTCACCTGCCATGCGCCGATGACTGTTTTTGCGACCGTCTCAAGTCGCTTGGCCTTCGCAAGCAGCGGGTTCCATTGATCCTGCACGGCCTGAGCGGCGGCATCATGCGGCTGCTTTTCGACCTTGCGTTGTTCGTCCGCCGCCTTCCACGCCTTGCGCACGCGGTCTAGGATCGTGCCTACAGCTTCGGCTTGACCCTGGGTCTCCACCGGCGCGCCATCGAGGAAGTGCTTTGCCTCGTCGTACAAGTCGCTGATATCGACGTCATGCGCGACGAAGGGCGGCGGATTGTTATGGCCCACACCACTCATGCCGCCCGCTCCATGTGCCAGGCTACGGATGTCCGAAGCCGCTCGACAGCATCCTGAGGGCTGTGCCGCGATGCACCACACGCCGGGCCGCGGTATCCTTCCGGCTCAGCGATCCACCAGCCCTTGCCGTCGTGATGCACGGTGACAGGGTATTCCTTGCCCCATAGCGTGACGGTGGCGGGCTTGAGCTGCGTTACAGCGTTCATGCTTCAGCTCCGGGGTTGGATGGGGAGGAAGGTTGGGCGTCCCCGGCTGCGCCGGTCGCGCTGGCGGGCTTCGCCCCAAGCCCCTGCGGGTCTTGGCCTTCGGCGCTCATCGCTGACGTGGGTTCAGGGAAATATTCGAGCAGCCTAGCGCGCCAGTAATCGCGCGATGCCTGCCACTCCGGGCCGACGCTTTCGCGCATTACTGGGTCGGAACTTTCGCTCTCAAACTCGCGAAGACGCTCTGGCGTATAGACTGGCTTCAGCCGTACCTCGACCTGCTCATCATCCAGCAATCCCTTCTCGCGCATCTCAAAAAGAGTGACTTTGTAGCGCTCGAATAGTTGGTCGTAGATACCGTGTTCAGCCTTGCGCCACCGATAGTGGTTGGTCTGCGAACGCAGCCCTTCCTCATATCGATTGAGGCGTTCAACGGCGCGGTCGATGGCTTGCGCATGTATCGCGACTTGAATTTGGTTGAGCAACGAGCGGCGGTCAGCGTCTTCGATGCCCGCGCCGCTGTAGCGCTCGGCCATGCAGTATACGAAGCGTTCGCGGACGCTTTCATCTCGCCATAGACCTTCCGCCAGTTCGTCGGCGGGAACGCGGCGCAGGATCAGGTCAACGAAGTCCTCAACCGGGATGCGCATTTCACCGTCGCTGAACGAAAGGTTCGGCATAGGGTTTTCGGACGCGCCCCACTTGTTGTACGTGCTAGCCACCTTGGCGGGTTCATCATGGTTGTCGGGAACAGTGATGGTGTAGCCACCGACTTTGAACAGGCGCTCGCCATTGACGATTGCATCTGGCTCTTTGGCGCTGGCGCGGTTGCCCCATGCGTCGTAAATTGGTGCTACGGCGCTCATGCGATATCTCCACGCGAGGGATTGAAGCCCGAAGGGGCGAGACGGGAACCGGCTCGATGGCGAAGCCACGAAAGCCCGTCCCGGAGGGCGCGCCAGATCAGTTCGATGCTGGCAACAGCAAAAGCCAAAGCCCCCATAGAGCCAACCAATAGAAGGAACTCACCCACGACGGTTCTCCTCAATCATCAGGCGAGCGCGTTCAGCAGCTCCACCGTTCATGTCGCTCATCAGTTGAGCATGGGCTTTGACGAGGCTCTGGCGGTATGGCTCTAGAGCTACGCTTGCCATGAGACGGTCTAGGCGTTCATAGCCTCCGCGTGCCCGGGGGAGGTCGGTCATTCCCCGAACCCTCCCGGTTGACAACAGGTGTGACCGCCTCCCAACCCATTAGAGGCATCATCACCCTGAACTTTGGCGATTAGCGCGCGGTGGCTTTTGATGCGGGCCATCGCCGTGTCGCGCTCAATGGTCATCTGACTAAGAGCGTCCAGCCAATCGAGGTCGCCTTCCAGCGCCTCAACCAGCACAGCCTTGTCAGCTTCGAGACGGGTGACTTCGGTCATCGCTGTGTGCCAGCGTCGGTACCAAAGTCCGCCCGCCTTGTTAGCGTTGGGCTCCTCCGGCAAAGCTGCGCATGGACCCTCATGCCCGCCAGCGCGCGTGCAGTACCATCCAGATGGCGGAAGGTCGCAAACCTCAGCCATTATCCTTCCCCTTTTGTAATAGAGGGGGGAGGTGCTGCGCGCTTGGGCAGCCCGCGCCGCAACTCTTCCTGTAGGATGTGAATGTAGAAGCGTTCTCGATCCTCTTGCGTCATGGCCTCAATCCGCTTTTCAGCGCGGGCAATGGCTTTGGAAAGCGCGCTCAAGACACGACCCCCTTCGCAACCGGGGCAATGCTCATCATGAGCCGCCTCATTTCAGGGAAGTAGCCAGTGAAATACGGGTCGCTGTCCCCATCACAGGGCGTGTCGGGAAGGTTGCCCGCGATCACGTCGATCAGCGCCTGAAACCCTTCGCCCTGCGTCCAATCGTTCATGGCGCGCACGCAATCGATGCCCTCGTAGCTTTCGTAGAAGGAGCCATCCTGCATCTTGCGATCAGCAAGGCGAATGGCGCTCACCATCGCGTTCCAGCGCGCAAGCTCAACAGCTTGGCGGGGATCGATGCCTGCTGGCGCGTTCATGCCGGAAGCCTTTCGTATTTCGTACCGCAGAACGGGCAGAAGCTCGGGACCGCCAAGGCGGGACCGACGCGTTTCCGCGTTTCGAGCTTCTCGGTCGCGATGCGCGGGCGGGTGTAGGAAGGGCTGCCATCGCGCGGGAAGCCGAACGTCACGCTGATGCGAGTGTTGAACTCGGCCAGCTTGGCATCCATCTCCTCGACGCATTTGCAGCGGGGATCGAGCGTGTCGAGCTTCGACATCACTCGATCCCCCGAAGGGTCCGGTCCTGCTGCGGATCGCGCTCGAACTGCTTCTGCTGGAAATCGCCGCGGATAGTGACGCAGCGTCGATGCCGGCTCGCGCGACGCCCAAGCACAAAGGCGGAGCGCGGCCTGTCATGGCTCGTTACGAGTTTGGTGGTCCAGTCGATCGACATTACGTGATCCTTTGGAGAAGACTGACTTCATCGTTCCCCCGCTGCCGGAGAGGGGATTACGGCAGCGGGAGTCGGGGAGATCAGGCGGCCTCTTGCAGCGCCGCGGCGGGGTCGCTTTGGATGCGCGAAACCACGTCGTTGCTCAGGACGGTCAGGGAGGTTCCGGTGCCGACGATGCTCTCGCGCATCGCCTCCGCCGCAGGCCAAATGCTGGCGACCTCGTTGAAGGTCTTGGCGCCGTAGATCAGAGCCTTAAAATCACTCAGGCGGCGGGCGCACTCGGCCTCGTGGGCTTTCTCCGCATCCTTGTAGGCATCGTAAGCCGCAAGTGCCTCACCTTTGAGAAGGAAGGCCGCGCGATTGCAGTTCGAGCCGGGGCGCAGCGGAATGCGCTTGTCATCATCGCGGAAGCAGAAGCGATCATAATTGTAATGACCGCTCGAAACGTAGATGCAAGCGTCCTTGCTGGCCGCATCGTAGCGCACCAAGACTGCCATATCCTTCTGCGGGTACTCGGCCACGACAGCGGCATGAACGGCCTGCGCGGCATGTTCGTAGGCATTGTCCAGCGCTGCTGCGTCGGCGGTCGCCTTAACCTGCTTGCGCGCTAGGCGGTACAGGTCGTCGCGATTGCCCTGCGAGAGGCGCTTGTTCTTCTGAACGGGGGCTTCGGTTGCCATCGTCCCCATCTCCCATCTCCCATCGCCTGCTCCCAATGAGCAGCTGATGGGATGGATGTACAAAAGCTCTGTACGAGATGCAATAGAAAAATTGGACGGCTCGATCAATTTTTCAGAGCCGTGTATCGGCCGCATCCAAGGGTGAGTTTTCTGTATGCGGAATGAAGCGGACGTTGTACGCTTATCCTCAATGCGGCTGACGAACCTTCAATATCTGCGAGCGCTCGCAGCGGGGTTGGTCGCGCTGCTGCATGCCGCGATAGAGGCGGGATTGAGCTTCTCGATCGGCGAAATGGGGGTGGACATATTCTTCGTCCTAAGCGGTTTCCTGATGTGGACCATCACCGCAAACGAGACGCGCCCGCTCGCCTTTCTGCGTGACCGCGTCAGGCGGATTATGCCGAGTTATTGGCTCGTGACGATTGCCGTATCCATAGCGATCGCCTCAGGGCTCTACAGGACGACCACGATATCATTCGACCAAGCCGTCATGTCGCTACTGTTTATCCCTCATTTCTCGACAGACGGGCTGCTCTATCCGGTCCTGAAGCAGGGATGGACGCTCAACTACGAGATGTTCTTCTACGCACTGTTCGCCGCGACGCTGCTTCTCCCGCGCCGATACCGTGCATGGGCTCTAATCGCCATGCTTGGCGCCCTGGTCGCGCTCGGGCTCCTATTCAGCCCTACCGATGCGATGGGGATTTTCTACACCGATCCTATCATGCTCGAATTTACGCTGGGCATAGGGCTAGGGATATTGTGGGAGCGGGGTTACAGCCGCGCCGGGTTCGGGGTTGTCGCCGCGATCTCCACGATCGGGTTGCTCCTATCAATGATCGTGGAAGAGCGCCTGTTCTTTTTCGGCATGCCCGCCCTGCTCATCGTGGCCCTTGCGCTCGCATTTGAGAAGGTGGGCAAGGTACCTCATTTACCTTTGGTAAAGCTTCTCGGCGACGCAAGTTATTCGATCTACCTGTGGCACACTATCGCGATTTCTGCCTGCGTCCGGATCGTCAGTCATTTCGGTCTCGACCCGCTATTCGTCATGGTCGCCGGGCCTCCTGCCGGCATAGCCTTAGGGATGCTGGTCTATTGGGCCGTGGAGGAACCACTGTTGAAGTTGATGCGAAAGAGCCCGGATCGCGCTATACCATCCGCTACAGGCATTTCAGCGAGCTAGGAAATGGAAACCAGACTGATCATAGCCTACGCGATCATAGCTATGATGATCATAGCGGGTGGCGCTGTCGGATGGCATGCGATCAAGAACCACCGCGAACGACATAACATGTATCGCAAGCGCAAGCGGTACTAGCTCTGTCCATCCCATGGGCATCCATAACTGTCTGAAAGCATAACCGTTTGCCCTTGATTAAGATCAAGCTGCGTACCGTTATCGACCGGCCTCGACTCTGGCGGCGATTCCTCACACAGGGCTTGCGATGTTGGATTCCGGCTGAGAGAACAAATCGGGTACAAGGGTGGGTTGATGCCTGATCGTATTACTGACGCCGGATGCACTGTTGGATGTATCGATTGCAAACTTCGGTGCGCAACGATCGTCATGAGTGTTGTCGAGTTGCGCCGCGACCGGGCGCGGTTGATTCGCGAACTTTCGCCCGGAGCGCGCGCGGATCTGTTGGATGAGTTGCGGCGAGTTGAAGAGCATTTGGCAACAGCCGAGCAAGCTTTCGCGCGCGCTCGTCCTGTTCCGGGTCGATACCCACCCCGTCCAACAACCCTGACAGTGCCTCTGTCAGCGCGTCTTCACTAGGGAAGGCGATGTTGAACGGCACGAGCTGAAAGGGCGGCGATGGGCCCCGTATTTGCAGCGCCTCCCGATCCTGCTCTTTCACGGTAAGTCCGGCCAACGCCAGAACCGCGCTCGCGTCGCCTCCAAGGCGCTCAAAAACCTCTGCGAACTCGCGCGCCTTATCGAGTGGCAGATGCGCCTTTTTGAACTGCTTGCTTTCGTAATAGCCGTAAGCGTTCGGCATCTCATAGCCCAGTTCGCGGGCGATCTCGCGCACGCCCGGCGACCCCGGAAGGGCCTCCCGTAGAGCTTTGAGTGATTCGGCTGCATTAGGCATGCGGCCTATTTGCAGATTCTTTGGACAGCGAATGTCCAAATCTACCGTTGCAATACGTACAGGGCTTTTGTACATACTTCTGCCATGACTCAGATCGCAGAGGTTTTGTCCCGCTTCGGCACCGTCAGGCAGGCCGCCGAGAAGATCGGCCGCGCTCCATCGGTAATCCAATATTGGCGCACATCGGGCTCCATCCCTTCGAAAAACATGTCCGGCGTGCTGGATGCGGCGCGCCGTCATGGCATCAAGGTCTCGGCCAGTGACCTGATCCCCTGTGGGGGCACTGAGCATTCGAGGGCGGCATGAGTGTTCGTGCGATCCTGCGTCGCTTGACGCACGACCCCGCGACCAACGCCGAACTCCAGGATTACGCTGTTGACCACAGCGGCGGCATCGCCCGCACCTGCGCCAAGCTGATTGCGCGGGGCAAGGTTGAGCGGATCAACGGAGCAAGCGGCCGGGGCTCGCGGGCAGTTTATGCGCTGGTTCACACCCCTTCCACCGAACGGGGGCAGTCATGATCGATAGCATCTCCGCACCTGCCACATGGGCACGCTTCCTCGCTGAACGCGACGGAACGCCCTTCACCCCGCTCACCGAGCTTGAACTTGAGCAGCGTCTCAAAGGCAACGCGCCAGATCGCTGCACCGACAAGCTGCGGGGGCGGGGTGGGGAACTCGTTACTCATCACAACCGCGCTTCTGCGCAGCATCGGAGCTAAAGATCATGGCTTCCAATGACGAGATCGTGCGTCAGCGCCAGTCGGTCATTCGCCGGGAGATGGATCGCCGCGGCATCGCGCTTAAGGCGGTGTCGTTCGACAGCAGCATTCCATACCCGACGCTGCTTACCTACTTCCCCCAGGAAGGCGGCTCAAGGCCGGTTATGATTCCGGTGTCGGCGTTGTACGCGCTGGCCGATGGCGAGACACCAGCGCTCCCGCTGGACCTGCTGTCGCTGCTGCTGCCCGGTGGCACGCATATCGTCCGCGCACCCGAGGCAATCGACCACGATCAGGTCGAGGAAGCCTGTCGCGACTTCCTGGCGACCAAGGGCGCGTCGCACCATCCCGAGAGTGAGATGGGCCGCGAGATCGGCCCCACTGAAAAGCAGAAGCTGGACGAAAAGGTCGTGCACCTTTCGGCGGTCGCGGCATGACCGGCGACCTCTACACCCCCTGCATCATCCAGCGCAATTCGACGGGCAAGATCATCCGAATGGAGCCACTGCGCTTCATCGCGCTCAAGGACTTGTCCCTCAACTACCGAGGGAGGGCGCAGCAATGGAAGTCCTGAACCTCACCGCGGACATGATCGTCACGCCGGGTTGGCGCGTCATCGAACGCGAGCAGCGTCGTTACCTGTCTCACATCGCAGCATCCCGATCGCGCGCCAAGCAGTGTCGTGAAGCACGTATGCTTCTGCTCGGCAACGGGATCGCACGCCAGCGCCAGGAGAGCATGGGGTGAGCTACCAGCGCAAAGAGATCATCGGCAACGCGACGCTGTATCTGGGTGATTGCATCGATGTTCTGCCGTCGCTCGAGCGTCCTGACGCGATTTTGAGCGACCCCCCATACGGGCAGGCCGTCAACACCAACGTAGTCAGCGCTGGCGGTAGTCGAAGGATGGCTGTCTATGACAAGCGTCGCGAAGGCGCCACACAGCGCTACGCTGGCGGTGGATTGCATTCTACCGGACTGGCGAGGCAATGGCCCAAAGGGATCAAGGGGGACGATAAACCCTTCGATCCCGCTCCCATCTTGAAGGCAGCCGACAAGTGGCTGTTGTGGGGCGCGCACAAGTTCGGCGATCGTCTCCCGCGCGGTCGCACCCTCGTTTGGGACAAGGTTCCGACCGGCAAGATCCGGGATCAAGGCGATGGTGAAACCGCCCTCTGCAGCGTCAATCCCGAGGCTGCGCTGCGCATCTATCGCCTTCTTTGGGATGGCGTCTGCGTAGGTTCAGCGGCTCGACACGAGGTGACGGCTGGGCAGCAGCGCGAACATCCGACGCAGAAACCTGAGAGCCTTATGGCGTGGTGCCTGCAGTTCCTCGACCTGCAAGCGGATAGTCTCATCTGCGACCCGTACATGGGGGCAGGCAGCACCGGCATGGCATCTGTCAAGGCTGGCCATCGCTTCATCGGGATTGAGTTTGAGCCTCTGTATTTCGAGGCCGCGTGTCGGCGCATTGAAGACGCTCAGCGTCAAGGCGACCTCTTCCGGGAGGCCGCGGCATGATCGAGCTTCCGTTCCCATCATCCGACTTGAGCGGCAACCAGCGCAAGGACTGGTACAAGATCGCACCGATCATCAAGGCGCATCGCGAACTGGCGCGGGAGGCGGCTAAAGCGGCCGATCTGGGGACGTTTCCCGGCACTGGCGACATTCGCGTTGTCGCGACGTTCTACCCGCCTGATCGCCGCAGCGATCGCGTCAACCTGCCCAATCGCATGAAACCCTATTGGGATGGCATCGCCGACGCGCTCAAGGTCAACGATCGCCGGTTCCTGCCCGCCTATTACTTCGCCGAGCCCGTCAAGAACGCTCGGGTCGTCATCTCTATCGAGGGGGCAAGCGTATAATGCCGCGCCGCAAGAACCTCATTCTATCCGCGGCTCAGGCTCGGCTCGCATACGAGCGTGTTGCCGAAGCTACCGGCGTCTCCGTCGATGACATGCTCGGCCGTCGGCAAACCTATGAGATCGCTCGCGCCCGATTCATCGTGATGCGCCTGCTCCGTAACCAGCACGCCAGTTATCTCCAGATTGGGCGTGCGATGGACCTAGATCACAGCACGGTCATCAACGGCATCCAGCGGTTCGATTGGCTGCTCGATCAGTGCCCGTCCTTTGCCGCGCTGGCTGCCAAGGCCCAGGCCAACGGGTACGCGCGCAGATGAGCGGCTATGCACGCTTCCACCGCAGCCTGATCGGGCACCCGGCGTTCCGCAACGACGCCGAGGCTATGGCATTCGCCTACATGGTGCTCCGCGCCGCGTGGAAGCCCGTGCGCGTCCGCTACAAGGGTAAGGCGTTGAGTCTAGAGCGCGGACAACTGGCGATGTCGGTGCGCGACCTGGCGGACGCGATGGATCGCGACAAAGGATGGGTTGAGCGGCTTCTGAAACGTCTCAAAGCCGAGACCATGTGCGAGACACTTAGTGATACCGGAGTGCTGGTCATAACTATCTGTAACTATGAGAAATATCAGGCCGTTGGTGAAGCGCGTGAGACACTTGGCGAGACAGTGGACGAGACGCCCGCAAGACAGACGCAAGACACAGAACAAGAAGATAAAAAACCTAAGAAGGAAGAAAAGAAGGAACCGCGCAAGCGCGAACGCACGCCCGATTTTGAAGTCCCTGATTGGATCCCCGCCGTGCCGTGGTCGGCGTTCTGCGCCATGCGCAAGAGCAAGGGGAAGCCTGTCGATAGCTACATCGCGGATCGCCTCTTCGGTAGGCTGGAGACGATCCGCGCCGATGGCTGGGATTTGGCGAAGGTTCTGGACAAGGCCACGGTCAATTTCTGGATCGACGTGTACAAGCCGACGCCGGGCCGGGACGACGACCTGCGCGCCAATGGTAGCGGCACCCCTGCCAAGCCGTTCGACCTGGAAGAATACCGCGCCAGGATGGCCCGACTGGAGGCTGGTGGCTTTACCCCCGACGCGCGCGTTGCCGAGCCTGAGCGCCGGAACAACGGACCCCCGCGACCCATCGGCCAGCTCGTGGCCGGAATAGCGGGCAGCGTCCAACATTGACCGGAGACCGAGCATGACCGACCTCATTGACCTCACCGCTGAGCGCAACAAGCGCGCTGCACCTGACCCTGAGTTCGTTCGCAGGGATGGCTTTGGTCGTCCGATGTACGTGTTCCTGCTCAGCTACGAGATGGGCGGATCGAGTTGGTGCACTGAGGTCTGGGCATACGACATCGCTGACGCGGAGAATCGTGTGGCTGGCATGCGCGGCAGCCTGAAGGTTGACGGCCAACTCTTCGAGAGGGCGCCAGCATGACAACCACAGAACTAACCGAAGATGGGCGGCCAGCTTTGGACACGATCCCTGGCTACAGCGATTTCCTGACCAAGTTGGCAGACAGGCTCAAGGAGCTTCCGCCAGTACCGGTGTTCGCGCAGTCCGCGTTCTTCCCGAGCGATCACGCATGGAAATTCGAGCGTGCTGGTTACCAGTATTTCTGCGCCAACAAGGCTTTCTGGGAACAGGTTCCCGAGAGGGTCGAGCAGGTTGACAGCAATCCCTTCGTGCTTGGCGGGATCACCATCGTGGATATCGATGAGCCCGCCAACGCACGACGTCGCGCACAGGTGATGACCGCGATCACTGAGCATGTCCGCGATAGGGATGCCAGCTTGGCCGAAGACGCGAAGCGGCTGAGCCCCGAAGGGGTGGCAGCCCGGGCCGAAGGCATCGCCCAAGGAGAGGATGCATGACCCTCCCCAAAGAAACAACCATGATCACCGCATCCCTGAACGAAGGAGAGGGGTGAGATGCCCAAGCCCACGCTTCCGGTTCCTGACGACTTCGCCATGTACGCCAGCATCGAGGGCAACCTGAAGCTCCGCAAGCGGTTCAACGTCGGCGGCGCCACGATCGAGCGTTGGCGGGCCATCATCGGCGCAAGGTATAATCGCCAGGCTATGCCCAAACGGGTGCCTGTTGCGGTTAAGAGGCGCGTTCGGCGTCGCTGGATGGCGCAGGAGCAGATCGAGGAACTGGACGACTTCGGCATGGAAGACATCTGCGCCAGCATCGGCATCCGGTCATTCGAGAGGGAGTGGTGATGACCACCGAGGAGGAAATCGCCAGCCTCAAGGCCAAGCGCGCCGCATCCGAACGCATGGGCTCTGGTTACAAGGCTCGTATCGAAGCAATCGACAAAAGGCTTGCTGAACTCGAACCGAAAGGGGGTGATCAAGCGGTTGCGAGTGAGGAGGGCGAAAGCCTGTAATTTGCATGGCGACTAGAGGAAACCGAGCCAACCTGACGAATGCCGGCAAAGGTAGGCCGAAAGGTTCGCTGAACAAGGCAACGGCTGACATCAAAGCGCTTGCGCGTGTTCACGCGCCGGTCGCGATGAAAGAGCTTGCTCGGCTAGCCGTCAGCTCGGAAAGCGACGCTGCGCGCGTTGCCGCGATCAAGGAGCTATTTGACCGCGGATTCGGCAAGGCAACTCAGCCGATCGCTGGTGACCCTGACATGCCGGCGTTGAACATCGGGGCGGCGCCTGATGCGGTTGTAGCGTGGCTAGCCGCCCAGACCTTTGGCGATGATGCTGAGACAGCCCACTAAGGCGGACATCCTCGCCGCGCGTGCGGAATGGGCAAAGCGCCAGTTCTTCAAACGCCAGCGGGCGCCGTGGTCAGCCGAGTTCGATCAGCCCTCACGCTACAAGGGCGCTCACGGGGGGCGGGCAAGCGGAAAGAGCCATGACTTTGCCGAGCGCCTGATAGAGCGCTGTCTCAAATCGAAAACCCGAGCCGTTTGTATCCGCGAGGTGCAGATCAGCCTCAAGGAATCTGTCCGTCAGCTCATCATCGACAAAATCCAGGCATTCGGCCTTGGACAGTTGTTCGAGGTGCTGGAGGCCGAAATCCGTGGCCCGCACGGCTCGCTCATCATCTTCCGCGGCATGCAATCGTACAATGCGGAGACGATCAAGTCCCTTGAAGGCTACGACATTGCATGGATCGAGGAGGCGCAGACGCTAAGCGCTACTTCGTTGAAGATGCTGCGGCCGACAATCCGAGCGCCAGGCTCCGAGATTTGGGCGACGTGGAACCCTCGCCACGACACTGACGCGATCGACGTCCTGCTGAGGGGCTCGCGACCTCCGCGAAACGCCATCGTCATTCAGGTCAACTATTGTGACAACCCGTGGCTCCCGGCTGAGATGCTGGAGGAAATGGAGGATGATCGCGCTCGCGATCCCGATCAGGCGGCCCATATCTGGGACGGCGCCTATGAGATCATCACTGAGGGGTCGTACTACGCGGCGCTGATTGCCACGGTGGAGAAGGAAGGCCGCATCGGCGACTTCCCCTATGATCCGGCGTTGTCTGTACTGACCGCTTGGGACATCGGCATGGATGATTACACGGCCATCTGGTTCCTTCAGGAGAACGGCCAAGAGGTGAGGGCGATCGACTATTTCGAGACGAGCGGCGAAGGCGTCGAGGATATCATCAAGCAGGCGCTTTTCGAGCTTGTCCCCGCAGACCAGCGCATCCCGGAAATGCAAGTCGAGCGGCCAGTGCCGTTTCAGCGGTACGGGCGAAATTACCTCCCGCATGACGTTCAGGTCAGAGAATGGGGCGCGGGCCGTTCGCGGTTGGCGACACTTCGTGAGCATGGCGTGAAAGACGTGAATGTTGGCATCGCATGCGGCCCCGCAGAGCGGGTCAACGCAGGCCGTGCGCTATTGCCGTTCATGCGGTTCAACAAGGCAACCTGCGACCTCGGGATCAAGCGGCTGCGGAACTACTCGCGTAAGCTCAACAAGACTCTGGAGACGTATGGCGGCCCGCTCCACGATGAGAACAGCCACGGGGCTGACGCATTCGGGGAGTTTGCTGTAAATTGCCACCTGACGAAGCAGAAGCCCAAGCCCAAGCCAGTCGACCCGCAGGACCGCTACCACAAGGGCAAGGACGGCCAACCGACCGCGAGTGTTTGGGGCTGAGCGCTGAACGCGCGAAAATCAGGCGAGCCTATGCCTGAAAGCGCACGATGACAGAACTAGCCGCCGACAGTCCATTGCACATCCCGCATGCCGTAGTTCCGCACGGGCAGATGCGCGAGGATGGCGGTCACAGCGTGACGCCAGTAGGGCAGGGCGCTGACGATGATTTGGAGCCGCCGAACGAAGAGCGGCTTCGCAAGATGTTCGACGAGGCCCGGGACCTCACCGACCGAGCGCGGATGGAGCAGCAGAAGGATCAGGACTATTACGATGGTCCTGAGCAGCTCAACAGCGAGGTGCGCCAAATCCTGCGGTCTCGCGGGCAGCCTCCGATCTTCGACAATCGCATTGCCCCGGCAATCGATGGCATCCTAGGTCTGCTGGAACGATCAAAGGTCGATCCCCGTGGGTTCCCGCGCACGCCCAAGGACCAGCCAGCTGCGGACGTCTGTACGAAGACCCTGCGATACATCGCCGAACGCGCGACGTGGCAGCAAATCAAGCTCGATTGCGCAGAGGATTATCTCAAGCAGGGGCTGACGGCTGCAATCGTTGAATATGATGGCTCGAACGTCACCGTCGAGCAGATCCGCTGGGAAACCTTCTTCTACGATCCTCGAAGCCGGAAGAACGATTTCAGTGACGCTAAATATAAGGGCATTGCAAAATGGATGTACACCGACGAAGTCAAGGCGGCCTATCCCCGAGCGAGGGAATTGGGCGACCTCACATCGGTGCCGGATTGCACGTTCGATGCGACTTGGGAGGACCGTCCCGACGACCGAATTCGCTGGGTTGACCGCCAGCGCAACCGCATCCTTGTTGTTGAAATCTACTATCAGCACGGCGGCGAATGGCTTCGCTGCGTCTATTGCGGGGCCGGGTGGCTGGAATATGGTCGCTCGCCCTACGTCGATGTGAGAACGGGACAGACGCGCTGCCCAATTGAGGCGCAGTCATTCAAGGTAGACCGCAAGAACAATCGATACGGCCCGATCCGCAACATGCGCCCGATGCAGGACGAGGTGAACGCCCGCCGTTCGCGTGGGCTTCATCTGCTCAATTCCCGCCAAGTGCAGATGACCGATGCGAGCGCGCCTCCTGTTGATTCAGACGAGGTGCGCAAAGAGGCCGCGCGCGCCGATGGCGTTATTCCCATGGGCTGGCAGACCGTGCAGGCCACCGACATGGCTACCGGCAACCTGAACATGCTGGCAGAGGCCAAGGAAAGCCTTCAGCGCATGGTGCCTGTCGCCATCGCGCAGGACCTTCGGGAGGGTAGTGCGGCGTCCGGAAGGGCTCGTCAGGTCGCGCAGCAGGCGGGCTTGACCCAGTTCGGCCGCGGGTTCGGGCGGTTGGAGGATTTCGAGGAACGTATCTATCGCGCCATGTGGATGACGGCGCAGCAGTTCTTCACGGCGCCGATGTACATTCGGATCACGGACAATCCGCGTGCGCCCGAGTTCCTGATGATCAATCAGCCGGTCATGGGTCCGGCGATCGTACCACAGCCGGTCATGGGCCCGGATGGCCAGCCAATTACTGATGAGACGGGGCAGCCCGTGATGCAATCGGCCATTGGCGAGCAGCAGATCGGCACGGAAAACGAACTCGCGCAGATGGATATGGACATCATCATCGCGTCCTCGCCGGATACGATCGCGCTGGAACAGGAAGTGTTCGACAGCCTGATGGAGTTGGTTCGCTCCGGCGTCGATCCATTCTCGCCGCAGTTTGAGTTGCTGCTTGAGCTTGCTCCGCTGCCCGACAAGACGGGCCTGATGGAGCGCATCGGCGCACTGAAGCAGCAGTTGCAGCAGCAGCAAGCCCAGCAGGCCGAAGAGGCTGCGCGACAAGCTCAGATCGCCCAGGAAGTGCAATTGGCGGGCGCGACAGCCGATATCGAGAACAAGCGCGCGGATACCGCGCTCACTCAGGCTAAGACCATGAGCGAGCAAGTCGATGCCGGTCGCGCCGCGCTTGAGGCTTTGTACCCTCGATCCCAGCCGAGCGCTTGACGCCCCTCTTCACTACTTCGGACAATATTCCAGCGCCTATGCCTGAATAGGTCGCGCCGCCGCCGGGCCACGGGCGAAACGGGATGCCGGTCCTGCGAAAACCGGATGGCCGCCGCATCGGGCGTGTCGTTGGTCGCTCACGATACGAGCGAGTGAGGGTAAGGGAATGGAAGAAGCACTCGACAGCGCGCTTTTCGATGTAGAACCGGAAGCTCCGGCCGAACCTGAAATGATCGCTGAAGAGCAGGCAGAGGATCTATCGCCGGAATCGGTGGAGGAGCCCGCGCCAGAGCTAACGCCAGAGCCGAAACCTGTTGCTGAGCCGCAGCGTCCTGAGCAGGGATATGTCCCCCTTAGCGCGATGATGGATGAGCGAGACAGGCGCAAGCACGCTGAAGAGCGTGTGCGCCAGCTCGAACAGCAGCAGCCGAAGCAAGCCCCGAGCCCTTACGACGATCCCGAGGGTTTCGCTGCGCACCAGCATGAGGTTGTGGAGCAGCGGCTTACGGAACAGCGTTTCGCTTTCAGCGATCGTTGGGCCCGTAAGGAGCATGGCGCAGAGGCCGTGGAGGGTGCGGTGATGTGGGCCCAGGACAGAGCCCATCGAGACCCCGCTTTCGCAATGGCATATATGCGCGAGGCTGACCCCATCGATTGGATCGTCCGACAGCACAAGCAGGATGCTCTTGTTGCGGAGATCGGGGACCGGTCAGTTGACGACTTCGTCAAGGACTATCTCACCAGGAACCCGCAGCTGTTGAGCCAGCCTGCGCCCGTAGCGGCCACGTCAGCACCTGCTGCCGTGGCTCAACCGAAACCGGCGGTTCCGCCTGTTCGGGTGCCGCGGAGCCTCGCGACGCAGGGTTCTGGACCTTCTGACGTTCGCGATGTCGCCACCGGGCCCCTTGCAGCTGTGGATGCCGTCTTCCCCGCTTGAGGTGAGATATGGCAGAGACTCAGCTTGCCAGCGTGAATGAAATCACGGTTTGGCGCAAAAATTACCTTTCGTCCTACGTTCGTCAGTCCGGCTTTCTGCCCTATATGGGCCGCGCTAGTGAGGGCGGAAAGATCAACAACATCATCGGCGTTTTCCGCGACCTTGAAGCCAAGGCCGGTTCGTCGGTCATCATCCCGCTGATCCTCGAACTTTCAGGTCGCGGCGTCGAGGGCGCCGAGGTTCTCGAAGGCAACGAGGAGGAGCTGCTCGATTTCGGCGATCAGATCCGGATCAACTGGCTGCGTAATGGCGTAGTGGTCCCGAAGTCCACCAGCTTCAAGACCGAGATGGACCTGCTCGGCGCGGCTCGTGATCGTCTCCAGACGTGGAGCAAGACGAAGCTTCGTACGTCGCTGATCAACGCGTTCAAGTCGATCATCATCCCTGGCGTCACGGACGCGGACGGCAACCCACTCGCAGATACCGCGGTTTCCTACGAGACTTCCTCTGCGGGTCAGCGGAACACGTTCCTGACCAACAACGCCGATCGAATGCTGTTCGGTGCTGCGTATGCAAATTCGTCCTCGAACAACTGGGCGACATCGCTCGGCAACGTTGACGCCACCGACGACAAAATGAGCGCCAAGATCATTCAGATGGCGAAGGCTCTCGCGAAGCAGACGACCAACAACACCGCCGGCATGTCGATCAACCCCTATCAGTCGGATGCGACTGCTGGCCGGGAGTGGTTCGTCATGTTCATGGGATCTGACGACTTCAACAACGCATCCCGCGATCCCACCATCCTTGCGGCCGACAAGGACGCTCGCGAACGCGGCGTGGATACCAACCCGATCTTCCAGGGCGGCGACCGTATCTATGACGGTGTGATCTTGCGCGAGATTCCCGAGCTGACCCCGCTGACCGCTGCGGGCGCAGCAGGCGTCAACGTCGGCCGTTCGTTCCTCTGCGGTCTGGGCGCGCTCGGCGTCGCATGGGGTCAGGATCCCACGCCGCGTACCGATATGGACCGGG